TGCTATGAAAATAATTGAACAGATAGCAGAAAGCGGTAACATTGCCTGGACTATTGACCAATGCTTTAAAGCCGAAAACATAGCTGTAAATTCTGCACTTTTAGCAGCTGGAGATATACCAGAAAGAGCGAAAGGCGTAATCACAGCAATGGCACAATATATTTATATGTGCAATTCAGCAGGTATGCCAAATTTAGAACAATGGAGACCTGAATCAGCTATGACACCCGAAGAAAAAACAGCATACAGACAGACATTTATTGAAGCAGATGACCAGCTTAGAGTTACAGCTTAAATAATCATAACCATAACAGCCCCTTTTTAGGGGCTTTTTTCATTTATAAGCAAAGGTTAACAATTGTTTACAAAATATTTTGCTTCATTTTGTCACGTAATGTTTCTGTTTGTTTCACTTTATATGCAAAAAAAGGAAAATTACTGACTGGTTTTGGTTTATTTATAAACTATATTATTGATTAACTATTTGATTTTAAATTAAATTTATTTTAATAATATTTATTTAGATATTCACGGGACTTAAAGGTAGGTGAAATTGATCAATTACAGTAATCATGGTTTATGATTCTAATTATGACATTACGGAACAACAAAATATAGATTGTAAAAACTAACAAACACTACATATTGTGGTTTCTGGATGTTTATATAGGAACACCAAAAGAAAACGCCCCAAAAGGTACGGGAATACCTAGCGGGGCGGCGGCTAAGTCAAGATAGACCTAACAGCGGTAATGCTCTGTTTAACTACCTTGATAAAGAAGCAAGGCGGTTATTTGTATGGAGATGAAGGCAATAAATATTAAAAATTGCACTTGATACGTGAGCGTATATTAAAACTGTGAACCGATAAAGTAAACAGTTTAATTGATCGTTTTGCGGGTACTGGTGGTTTTACTATCAGCACATTCAAACAGACAACCCCTTTTTGGTGAAATTAATCAAAAAGGAGTTAAGCATGAATAGTAATAATAATAGCAACGCTAAAGAGATTTTAGCGCCCTCACCTTTTCTTACAGATATTAGCACTGGTAAGCGCTACGGCGTTAGCAGAGTGACTATCTGGCGCTGGGTTGCCACAGACCCGACCTTTCCCCCTCCTGTAAAACTTTCACCTGGTTGCACTCGCTGGAAACTCTCAGACCTTATGGCTTGGGAGGCTGCAAAATGAAAAAAATGCCAGCCCTTATGACAGAGCCAGCACCAATGGGTATTAATCACTATAACGTTAATAATCATACACCTAAGTTATGCAAAAAGCCATTAAGCAAGTTTCAGACTTATGAAAACTTAATCAATCAGTTCATCGCGGCTAATCCTAATCACACGGAATATGAGCTAGACCGTGCCTGTCTATATTTTGCTACTCAATGCGGCTTAACCGTAGCTGAGAAAGCAAAAGAAAAGATGGGAGGCAGTCATGTTTAATAATCCACAAATTAACTGCCCTGCTTTTCAATCATTAAAACTTGAATGTAATAAAAGACATCTCAGCTTATGGCTAGCTAAGAACGAGAACTCGTATTTAGAAAAAGGCGGTAACTATGCCGTATATAGCAGATTTGCAAATATGCAACTGGTCGCAGGTGAAAGCTTGCAGGATATAGCAGACTTTCTCAAGATCGGCGGTGTATATGACTAGATACGATAAAGCAGTGCAGAAACTAGACGCTTATAACATAGCCGATATTAAAAAGGAGATGTCTGCTGAATTTAAAGAAATAGGAAAAAGAGCAGCACTTAAAGAGATCAACGAAAGAAAGGCCGCCATGAGAGCTAACACAAACACACTTGCTATATATGACAAGGCTGGGCGTTATATTGATGGCATAGCTCATCAAGGACACCACACAGTATTATTTGCTGGTTCAGGTTCGTACAAAACTACATTTATCACAGCCCTATGTATGCAGGCATTAGAAAACAACGAAGCGTTAGAAACTCATTATTGGGGATTTGATGTTAATCCGCCATATGTGAAGGCTATTATTGATATTGACCATGAAAGGTTTTCACTCTTCACAAATCAGACCGTGTCAGATATGGAGTCTTTTTATTATCGTTATATCAATAATGAAGTGAGGCTTGATAACACCATCATAGTATTAGATACATATAAATTTCTATCCAGTGATGTGAACAATAAGAATGCAAACAAAAAAGCAATGCACTTTATAAAAGATGTTTGCAGACTAGGTGCGGCATGGGTATCAATCCATCATAGTAATAAAGATGGTAAACGTGAAAGCGGTACTGCTGAGATCGAGCAAGACTGCGATGGACTACTGCGTATTGATACTGTGATTGATGGCAATAAAGCTATCGCGAATATTAAGAATGGCGGCCGTGTTAGATGGGAGGGAACTAACCTAACCATTCAAACTGTTATCAGTGGAGATGATAAGGAACGCCCTGAGCTATTCTGGAGTAAGGCCATACGCAACGCCAAGATCATTGGCAACGTAGATATCGAACGCATGAAAACAGCCAGCGAGAAAGCCCCAGATATGGAACGAATTGCAAAAATCATACTGGACTATAAAACGGATACTAAAGAAGCTATCAATCAAACAGAACTCATTAAACGAATAAGAGAGAATGAGTTAATAGAATTATCAGTCCGTGAAATTAAGCCAGCACTAATAGCAGGTAATAATAGATATTGGAAATGCAGCGAGAATAAGCAATTTAATCAAAGGCTATTTTATCCAATGTAAATAACAGCCCACCTAAGACGTGGGTTTTTTATTGCCTAGAGTTTAATTGTCTCAGGTGTGTTTTATGTATTAAGTGTTATATCTGTAAATACTGTAATAACTGTAAACACTGTACAAACTCAATAAAGATGTGACTTCACACACTTATTACACTTATTACGTTAATACACTTATTACGCTATTTGCACACACACAGTTATTTCAAGTCATTAAAGACGCGCTTTTATATTCCTGCGTGCCCTGCCCTAAATTTGTATGATTACCATTCCCCCATAATGTAAGCAAATACGCCATTGTTAGTAGTTTGTTATTATTTTACCCAACATAAAACCAACATAAACTAAAATTAATATGCTAGAATAAGATTATTGTTACAGTAATCAAGTGGATTGATTGCATAGAGATTATAGAAAGGTTAAGCGATGGCTAGACCATTTGAGAAGTTACCGCCTGGCAGTAGAGATGCACTGTTATCTATGGCTAGACAGGGTTTAAGAGAAAGCACAGCAGCAACGGCCTTAGGCGTGCCATTGAATGAGTTTAGGCGCGTGATCACTAAGAACCCAGAGGCCAAGGCTTTATGGCAGGAAGCTTTAAGCGTAGAGCGCGATATGTTGATTAACGCCCTATTCAATAAAGCTATGGAAGGTGACAGCAAGTCCGCACAGTTCCTACTGGCAGCACGTCACGGCATGAGTGAGAAGCAGACCGAGAGCGTAGGTGAACGCGTCAATATCACATTCCAGTTACCAGCAGCACTCAGTCCAGACCAATACACCAAGCTAGTGAAAGTAACCGAAGAACCAACCCCAGCACTCACAGAAAAGGATGAATAATCATGTCTTCACATCAAGCGCAAGCCATTAGAGAATTAGTTAAACGTAATGAAAGCAAGATAGGCCGTTATCAGAATAGTAAAGCACAGTCACTACTATTAGAACAGCGCCGCATACTTAATGCTGTAGATGGCATTGCTAGTATGAGGCAGAACCCAAACAGCCTAGAGACCCCAGCAGCGCACGCCTTAAAGCTATCAAAGGCAGCAGCCAAGTTACAGAGTGAGAGTGTCAACATTAAAAACAAAGTATTGCAGACATACCTGTCTTATGACATTGAATTAGGCGATGCCATAAATGACCGACTAGGCATTAAAGAAAATCACTATGCACCTGAGATTAGAGCTATGTACAGATCACTGAATAGCAAAGAGCGCCTAGACTTAATTAGTGAGGCAATCGCAAATAATGACGGTGCAACCTTCGCAGCTATCATGTTAGCGCCATCTGCCGTGACGGGCATACCTGCTGCTATGAAGGCAGACTTAACTAATAACTACTACCTTAAGGCCGCCCCTGACCTATACCAAGAGAAGCTAGACTTAAAAGATGCTGTTGAGGGCATGATGGCTACTATACGCGCTGCCGAGGGCATATCTAACGAAGTCCAGAACCCTGAAGTTATCCGTAAGATAGAGAATGAAGTACAGCAAGCACAGGCCGCAACAAATCAGTTTAATTCAGCACTGACACAATCATGAGTAAATTCACTTTAGACATAAACAAGTTTATTAAAAAGGTGGAAGGCCGCACCGAGGCTGCTATTAGTTACCTTGTTTTAGAACTGTTTAATAGCGTAGTGAGAAAAAGCCCTGTAGACACGGGGCGCTTTCGAAATAGCTGGTTTATTACTGGCAACCCTACCGAAGTTAAACAGGCTCAGGATGCTTTAGAGCAAGTGAGTCCAGGCTCAATAGCTAAGATGGCTGAGGGCGGCGCTGTGTACATCATAAACAATATGCCTTATGCCATGAAATTAGAATTTGGCTCATCTAAGCAAGCGCCTCATGGTGTGGCAAGGCTCACGGTGATGGAATTCCAGCGCTATCTGGACAAGGCTGTAACTAAAGCCAAAGCAGACTACCCATAAGGATAACTATATGAATCAGGATTTAAAACTTAATGGCTTTCAAGATCGAGTATTAAGAGCGCCTGAGACAGTGGATATATTCTTAGGTGGTGGCCGTGGTGGTGGCAAGTCCTACGCCCTCGCCTTGCTAGCGTTACGCCATGCCGAACAGTATAAAGAGAAAGCACGTATCTTATACATTAGGCGTACTTATAAAGGCCTTGCAGACTTCGAGCTACTCACGCGCGAACTGTTTACTATGGTTTATGGGCAAGCCGCTAAATATAATGGCACTGAGCACGTCTGGCGCTTTCCTAACGGCGCTTATATGGAGTTTGGGCAGCTAGAAAGCCATGCCGACTATAGTAAATATCAAGGCCGTAGTTTTACCCTGCTATTGATTGATGAAGCTGGACAGTTCCCTACCCCTGACCTCTTAGACTTGTTACGCTCTAACCTTCGCGGTGCAAAAGATATACCCATACGCATGGCAGTAGCAGCGAACCCTGGCGGCGTTGGGCATTTCTGGGTAGCTAAACGTTATGTGTTTACAGGTGCGCCATGGATGCCGACTTTTGAACCTAAGAGTAAAAGAGACTGGATTTATGCGCCCTCTACTTTCGCGGACAACCTCTTTATTGACCGTGACCAATACCGTGACCAGCTCACTAGCTCATGCCCAGACGACCCAGAACTATTAAGAGCGTGGATTGATGGCGATTGGGCAGTTAATCGCGGCGCTTACTTTGCAAGTGTCTTAGATGAAAGCAGGAACGCCATAGAGCCATGGAATGAGCTGCCTAAATTCTGGGAAACATACCTAGCGCATGACTTCGGCAGCAGCGCACCCTCAGCAACCTACATTATCGCTAAAAGCCCAGGTGCAACCCATGAAGGCCGCTATTACCCTAGAGACAGCCTCATATTAGTGGATGAACTCGCAACCAATAAGAAAGACCGACACAATGAAGGCTTAGGCTGGACAGTTCCTATTCTCAGTGAAGAGATCATAGCCATGTGCAAACAGTGGAAAGTTAGACCTGAGGGCGTAGCGGATGATGCCATATTCGCAAAAAGTGGACACGGTGCCGGCTCTATCGCTGATGAATTCATACGAGGCGGCGTGCGTTTTATGCCTGCTAAGAAAGCAGACCGTTTAACAGGCTGGAATATCATGCGAAGGCTACTCGCTGATGCTGGTAAACCTGATGTGCCAGGGCTTTATATATCGCGTGGATGTACTTATTTTTGGGAGACTGTGCCCTATTTAGGCCGTGACGTTAAGCGCGTTGAGGATGTAGACAGCTCAGGGGCAGATCACGCAGCAGACGCGGTGCGTTATGGATGCCTACGTCAACGAAATACTATGCAGCGCATAAAAACCATCGGTTAAAGAAAAGGATAAATTATGTTAGTAGTATATTTATATGGCCATTTAGGGAAAGCTTATGGCAAAAGGCATTTGCTAGACGTTAAGTCACCAGCCGAGGCGATACGTGCTTTCAGTGCCAATTACAAAGACTTTAAGCAGCGCGTCATTGATGGTGGCGGTTATCGCATACTCGCTGGCAAAGAGGACAGAGCGGACGATATTCATTTGCCTACTTCAAAATCAATCAAGATTATTCCAGTGGTTCAAGGCTCGGGCGGTCTGGGTAAGATTGTATTAGGTGCGGCATTGATAGCGGCTTCATTCTATTTGCCAGGCACTACATATCTAAGCGCATATAGTGCAGCCAGCTACAGTGCAAGTGCTATCGCGTCTAGTGTTGGCTTTAGCTTGCTACTTGGTGGAGTATCGCAGTTATTGTTTAGCCCGCCTAAAATAGAAAGTGGCGAAGGTGAACGCCCTGATAACAAACCATCCTATAACTTCAATGGTGCTGTGAATACTTCAGGGCAGGGAAACCCTATCTCATTGGCATACGGTCGTTTGCGTGTTGGCTCTCAATTAATCAGTGCCGGCACAGAAACGGCTAACTTATGATTAAACATATTGAAATCATAAAAAGAGAATTAAACAATTGTCAAAGCTTAGTCATCGCTGGCAAGTATTCAGAGGCCAAGCCCAAAATAGACCTATTGTCTAAACTTGATAATCAAGATATTCAAAGGATATGCGCTAGCTTTTATTATATCGGCGGCGATACAGATCAAGCTATTACAGCCCATGAGAAATCAGGCACTTTATACAGTTTAAACGTTGATAGACTTATAGAACTTGCTAGTTGTTACTTCGCAGAAAAGCAATATCAAAATGCGATCAGTTGTTATAAAGCTGCATTATTACTAGACCGAAATAACACTAGAGCCATGATAGGTTTATCTCAAAGTGAGCAAAAATTATGCCCTAAGAAAGATGAGATAACGCCTAAATTCTTACATGAGTTATTCCAGAAAAAAGGCTTTAAATATTTCTTTAAATACATGGCCGATGATTTTAAGAACAAGGGCGGCATAGGAAGCATACCGTTAGAAACTGTACATGGAAAAGTTCCATTATGGAATGGCGAGAAAGTAGACAGGCTTTTAATATTATGTGATCAGGGCAATGGTGACGTGCTGCAATATCTGCGATACATGAAGCTAGCTAAAAAGTTATGCAAGCATTTAACAGTCGCCTCAAGAGTTGAGCTAAATAGCCTGATAGCACTAAATCCCCATTTAGACAGAGTAATAACAGATGACACATACTTTATCTATAGTGATGTATTAGCTAACGCATATGCCATTACATCAATTTTACCTCACATATTGAACGCTAGTTATGAGCCTGAGCCGTATATACATATAGAAGGTGAAAAGCGGCAAGGCTTTAATGTTGGTGTATGTTGGCGCGGTAACAATCTAAATCCTACAGATCACTTTAGATCAGCAAGCCATGAAGTCCTACAAGCATTTGAGGGCTTTACAGACATTACTTTTCATTCGCTGCAAGTGGGCACAGAAAGCGATTTGGCGCCCTCATGGATGGTTACGCATGACTTAAACAGTTACGAAGCCACAGCGCGTGTTAT